AGAAAAGAAGTTGTAAATTACGGTGTTAGAAATTCATTATTAGTTGCACCAATGCCAACAGCGTCAACTGCACAAATCTTAGGTAACAATGAAGCGTTCGAACCATTCACAACAAATTTATATTCTCGTAGAACTTTAAGTGGTGAGTTTATTATGATTAACAAACACTTAGTTAACGATTTATTAAAGTTAGGTTTGTGGAACGATACCATTAAGAATAAATTAATTATGGAAAATGGTTCGGTTCAAAATATTCCTGAGATTCCAACAGAAATGAAAGAGGTTTATAAAACAGTTTGGGAAATGTCTCAGAAACGTGTTTTACAAATGGCGGCAAATAGAAGTGTGTTTATTGACCAATCACAATCTTTAAACTTATTTGTTGATAACGCAACTAAACCTAAATTATTAGCCGCACACTTATTTGGATGGAAATTAGGTTTAAAAACTGGTATGTATTACTTAAGAACAAGAGCCGCTGTTGACGCGTTGAAAGGTTTAGGAGTTGATACGTCGGTATCAAAACCTGTTGAACAAACACCATCAGTTAATAATGTTGAAGTACCCACCAATAACACATTGATTAGTGAAAGTACACCTGAAGTTGTAATGACATCAGAAAGACCAACAGACTCACCGTTTGAGTGTGAGGGTTGTGGTTCATAAAGATAATGGGAGACTCCCTCAAAGTATGACTGTCGTCAAGGCGTACCTTGAGCTTCCAGGTTTTGAGAATACAGGGGGTGAATATCAAGACACAATAATAATCCCGACTTCGGTCGGGATTTTTTATTTATTACCATTTTAGATTAGTTTATATTTATTTGATATGGCAGCAACTTATGGTATAGATTTTCCATTTAGGAATAGTTTGAAAGGTGACTTCTTAAGGATGACCGAATCACCCGAAAGAGAAGTTCGTGCGAATTTGATTCATTTATTATTAACAAGAAGGGGAAGTAGATATTATTTACCAGATTTTGGTACTAGATTGTACGAATACATATTCGACCAAAACGATATTGTTACTTTTGGTTTAATCGAAGATGAAATAAGGGAAAGTGTTAAAAAGTACATTCCAAACTTAGACATTAACTCAATTAATGTGGTGTCAGCGGAAAATGACCCCGAAGAAACTAAATTGTATTCACAACAAGAAGATGAAAGACTATTTAGAGTATCGGATGCCACAAGTAAACCATACACCGCAAAAGTAAAAATAGACTACACGGTTAATAACGGATCATTCACGTCATCCGACTTTGTAATTATAAACATATAAAATGGCTAAAAAAATATCATACGCAACTAGGGATTTTGCGGGATTAAGACAAGAGTTAGTAAACCTAACAAATGACTACTATCCAGAATTAATAAAAAACACTAACGACGCATCGATATTCTCTGTGTTATTAGATTTAAACGCGGCTGTGGCGGATAACTTACACTTCCATATTGATAGAGTATGGCAAGAAACTATGTTAGATTTCGCTCAGCAAAGACAATCCCTTTTTCATATTGCCAAAACATATGGTTTAAGAATACCAGGAAATAGACCGTCAGTAGCGTTATGTGATTTTTCAATAAACGTACCTGTGGCTGGAGATAAAGAAAAAACTGAATATTTGGGTTTATTAAAAGCGGGAGCTCAGGTATCAGGAGGAGGTCAAATTTTCGAAACATTAGAAGATATTGACTTCTCTAATCCATTTAATAGTAAAGGTGAACCAAATCGTTTAAAGATACCTAATTTCGACGGTAATAATAAATTGGTATCTTATACCATAACCAAGAGAGAAGCGGTCGTAAATGGAGTCTCAAGGATATACAGAAGAGTTATAACTGAATTAGACCAAAAACCTTTCTTAAAACTTTACTTACCTGAACAAAACGTATTAGGTATTGTATCAATCATACATAAAGAAGGAACTTCATTCGGGTCAAACCCAACGTCATCGGAGTTCACATCATCAACAAATAAGTGGTATGAGGTTAAATCATTAATGGAAGATAAAGTATTCATTAAAGACCCAACAAAAATATCTGATAAAGATAATTTCATACCAGGAACATATCTTCCGGTTACTAATAAATTTATGACCGAGTATACTCCAGAAGGGTATTATTCAATGACATTTGGTTCTGGAACTGTAGACCCAATGGCAAACTTAGATAATTTTATAACGGGTAATCTAAAAGTTAGTTTAGGTTCTTACCTAAATAACGTTTCATTAGGTGCAGTACCTAAATCAAACACCACATTATTCGTAAAATATAGAATTGGTGGAGGTAAAAATTCAAATTTAGGTGTTAATGTTATCAATAGTGTGGATAATATTGAATTTAATGTAAATGGTCCCGTTTCTACTGTAAACTCACAAGTTGTTCAATCATTAAGAGTAACAAACGTAACACCTGCAATAGGTGGGGCAGATCAACCAACAATTGATGAAATTAGAAATATGATTTCTTACAACTTTGCGGCACAAAATAGAGCGGTAACGTTGAACGATTATAAATCTGTTATCGAAAATATGCCACCTACATTTGGTGCGGCAGCTAAGGTTAACGTAATGGAAGAAGATAATAAGGTGAAAATTAAACTATTGTCTTACGATTCTGATGGTAATTTAACCGACGTGGTTTCAAACACATTAAAAGATAACGTAACCGAATATATTTCACAGTTTAGAATGATTAATGACTTTGTTGAAATTCAAAGTGGTGAAGTTATTGACCTTGGATTAGAGATTGACGTTGTAATTGATAGAAACGAATTAGAGTCAGATGTTATTAAATCTATAATTGAAAAAACAATTTCATACTTTGCTATCGAGAAAAGAAAAATGGGAGACCCATTATTCACGGGAGAGTTATTAAAAGAAATTGGATCAACAAGTGGAGTGGTTAACGTTGTAGATGTTAGAGTTTTCAATAAAACAGGTGGCGAATATTCACAGGCTGAGGTGTCTCAATCGTACAAAACACCTGAAACAAAAGAAATTCTACAAGCGGATATGACCGTATATATGAAGTCAAATCAGATATTCCAAATTAGATTCCCAAATAAAGATATTAAAGTTAGAGTTAAACCTCTCACTTCGACTACATTTTAATTAAAATTTTTCTTATTATAATGGAAAATAGTCTGCTTTCTATTTATTATAAGAATGATACAAAAACATAGAATTTCAACGAATATTGGTAAAGACCAAGTTGTAAAAGTCGAACTTAAACAAGATTTCGATTTATTGGAGATTTTGTCTTTAAAATTTACACAAAAAGAGATATACACATCTCTTTGTGCCGATTATGGTGTGGTTTGTGGTAGAGTTAGTGTAAATAACGGTTTTGGTGTTCCAAATGCAAGAGTTTCCATTTTTATACCACTTTCATCAGAAGATGAAACTGATCCAGTAATTTCCGCTTTATATCCCTATAAAGAAATTGGTGACCAAAACGCCGACGGATATCGTTACAACCTATTACCATCAAGAAAACAACATTCGGGACATTCCCCAACAGGAACATTCCCAGACCAAAAAGATATCCTAACTAGAGAAGAAGTTTTAGAAGTGTATGAGAAATATTACAAGTACACTGTTAAAACAAACGACGCTGGAGATTTTATGATTTGGGGAGTTGGTTTAGGTGAACAAAGAATACACGTAGATGTTGATTTATCCGATATGGGATGTCAATCGTTAGCCCCATATGATTTAATGTATGAAGGAGTTTCAGTTGAAAAATTCCAGAATCAATACACTTATATGGCATCAAACAATTTGGAGAGTCTTCCTCAAATTGTTTCTTTTGATAAAACAATCGAAGTTTATCCGTTTTGGGGTAACGAAGATTTATGTGAAATTGGATTAACGAGAACAGATTTTGATTTAAAAGATAAAGGAATTAGAATTGAACCATATTCAATTGTAATGGGTGGTACATTTACTGATTCAGGTAAAGATGCGTTGAGAGTTAGATGTAATGTTGACAACCAACAAGGTGAGAAGTGTCGACTAACAACAATGAAAGGTGATATAGAGGCAATTAGATTTACTGGAGAATTTGAAAAAGATTCTAATGGTGACCCTGATTACAATAGACCAATTTTAGAAAAAATAGAAATTGACCAAACAATTGATGAATTTGGAAGATTCTTTTTTAGAGTTCCAATGAACACGAATTACATAACAACAAATGAATTTGGTGAAATTGTTGAATCTAAAAATAAAAATATCGGTATCCCAACAGAATCTACATATCGATTTAGATTTTCATTAAGTGAAGATAC